TGCATGATTTGGTCAAATCCCCGTGGTTGGTGCCCAACTCCGGTAATGTCAGGATCATAACAGCCATTGGAAGAATACACTCTTACAGCAGCGACACCTCCGGTGCCGGCATCCATCTGGAAGCGATCGCAATAACGCAACTTTGCCTTCTGCACAGTCGCTAAGACACCAGGGGTTAAGGAAAGAGTTTGTTTCTGCATCAGTCGCGGTTTCTTCGCCTTCCGGTAGCTTGTCCAGACACTCGAATCTCTTGTCTTTCGCTTTCCTAGGCTGCGCTTCTTCATTTTGTTTATGTCATACCCAACATTAAAACGTTGGGGCCCTATGAGTGGACGTGGACGCAGGTTCGGGGTAATACTGCACCTAAGTCCATTTTGTGTTTTTGTGCGTGTATATAGTCAGTAAGGTAATATTAGCATACTGACTTATACAAAATGTTGTTAGGTGTCCTCACTCTGCTCCCACGTATTTCTATCCTTGGTTGTTGGATTATTTTTGTATGGATAAAGAATGTATGGATGGTTATTTATTCTTTAGCTAATTGCGGGGGTCTTCGGTTCAATGAAGGAGACGTCGAATTCCATCTCGATCATTACATTCACTGGCTGGGCATCTCCTGAATTGAGGGGGTAGGCGAAGATGTGGAAGTCAGCTGTTTCAGTTGGGTTAGTTGATATGGATCCTTTCAGTTGTGGGTCAGAGAAGGGGTCTTTGCGACCAAGGAACTTGTTCGGGTCAATACCAAAGGTAAAGCTCGCAGCCGTAGGTGCTCCGCCGTTGTGACCTAGAAGTACTCCTTTCTTCAATCCATACTCCATGTAATCACGGAAATCAACGGAAGTAATGGCGCCGTCGCGCAGGGCGGCTCCGACGTACATACCAGAAGCTTCAGCGTTGTTATCAACGTACACTTTCAATGTACAATACGTGACAACATAATGGTCATACAGTTGCATGATTTGGTCAAATCCCCGTGGTTGGTGCCCAACTCCGGTAATGTCAGGATCATAACAGCCATTGGAAGAATAAACTCTTACAGCAGTGACGCCGCCGGTGCCGGCATCCATCTGAAAGCGATCACAATAACGCAACTTTGCCTTCTGCACAGTCGCTAAAACTCCAGGTGTTAAAGACAGAGTCTGTTTCTGCATCAGCCGCGGCTTCTTCCGAATTGGATTGTATATGTGTGGGTACATCGCGGCGCGCGATAGCTTTCTTTTCTTGGCTCTTCCTTGGGGCATCTTGTTTACGGTCTGTCATACCCAACATTAAAACGTAGGGGCCCTATGAGTGGACCGTGGACGCAGGTTCGGGGTAATACTACACTTGAGTCCATTTTCATATCTGGGGCAAAAATGCACTTTGTGTCCCTCACTTATCTGCGACCTTATTTGTTGAAGGGTGGCATTATGCTTACTATCCCCCTAAAGGGGACCCCCAAGACGCATGTATCTATCCGCTACGCTCGGCTGTGTGTTGTGTTGGTGTAGTTAAAGAATGTATGGTTATATTTTGTCCTTTAGCTAATGGTAGGTGTCTTTGGTTCAATGAAGGAGACGTCGAATTCCATCTCAATCATTACATTCACTGGCTGGGCATCTCCTGAATTGAGGGGGTAGGCGAAGATGTGGAAGTCAGCTGTTTCAGCTGGGTTAGCTGATATTGATCCTTTAAGTTGTGGGTCAGAGAACGGGTCTTTGCGACCAAGGAACTTGTTCGGATCTATGCCAAAGGTAAAGCTCGCAGCCGTAGGTGCTCCGCCGTTGTGACCTAGGAGTACTCCTTTCTTCAATCCATACTCCATGTAATCACGGAAATCAACGGAAGTAACTGCGCCGTCGCGCAGGGCGGCTCCGACGTACATACCAGAAGCTTCAGCGTTGTTGTCAACGTACACTTTCAGCGTACAATACGTGACGACATAATGGTCATACAGTTGCATGATTTGGTCAAATCCCCGTGGTTGGTGCCCAACTCCGGTAATGTCAGGATCATAACAGCCA